AATCGACAGCGCCGCAGCGCAAGCCCAACTGCGCCGGTGGGGTGGTGAGTTTCGCGACAAGGTCAAAAAAGCGGTGGCCAAAGCCATGGCGAAAGAGGCTATTGCGATCAAGACGGACGTGCGCGATCAGGTGGCCAGCCAACTGACGGTGGTCAAAAAGACCTTCCTCAAGGGCTTTTCTGCCTACGTGATCGACAAAGACCCAAGTCGGTTGCCTGCTCTGTATGTGGGCTCGCGCATTCCATGGGTCGGAATGCATGAGAAAGGCGGCGTGATCTCGGCCAAGATGCTGATTCCCTTGCATGGCCGGGTTGGCCGCAAGCGTTTCAAGGCACAGATCGCTGAACTCATGCGAGGTGGCAACGCCTACTTCATCAAAAACGCCAAGGGCAACGTGGTGCTGATGGCCGAGAACATCAAAGAGCACGACCGCCCCTTGGCTGGATTCAAACGTCGGTACCGCAAAGCGCAAGGCATCAAACGCTTGAAGCGTGGTGCTGATATTCCGATTGCCGTACTCGTTCCCCGCGTCATGCTCAAAAAGCGACTCGATATTGAGCGACTGGTGGTGCGGCGCATCCCACGACTGGCAGCAAGCATCGAACAACAAATCCGCACGGTCGGCTAACTCTCAAATATCGCCTCAAATATTGAACTGACCCATGGCCAACAACCGTATCGCCGTTTTAGTCGCCCTTGAAGGTGCCGATGACGGGCTCAAACGCGCCCTGAATTCCGCTCAGCAGAGCCTGGGTGAGTTGGCATCTACGGCCAAGACCGCAGGCGACAAGGCCGCGCGCGGTATGGCCGAGGTCAAAGCAGGCATGTCGGCGTTTGGCGACCAGGTGGCCACTGCCAAGACGCAGTTGCTGGCATTCCTGTCGATCAACTGGGCGGCAGGCAAAGTGCAGGAGATCGTCCAGGTGGCCGATGCCTGGAACATGATGGGCGCGCGCCTGAAACTGGCAACCGCCGGTCAGAATGAATTTGTCACTGCGCAAAAGGCTCTGTTTGATATCGCTCAGCGTATTGGTGTGCCGATTCAGGAAGTCTCGACCCTGTATGGCAAGTTGCAGCAGGCCGTGCGCATGCTCGGTGGTGAACAGAAGGATGCATTGACCATCACCGAGAGCATCTCGCAGGCCTTGCGCCTGTCCGGTGCTTCGGCTACAGAAGCTCAGTCGTCACTCTTGCAGTTCGGTCAGGCCTTGGCATCTGGTGTGCTGCGCGGCGAGGAATTCAATTCTGTCGTCGAGAACAGTCCACGTCTGGCCCAAGCCCTGGCCGATGGCTTGAACGTGCCGATTGGTCGCCTGCGCAAGTTGGCTGAAGAAGGCAGGCTCACCGCTGACGTGGTGGTCAACGCCTTGATGAGCCAAAAAGACAAGCTTGCCGCTGAATATTCTCAATTGCCTGCGACGGTCAGTCAGGCCTTTCAGCGCCTGCAAAACGCCTTCGGGCAGTGGGTCGCGCAGGTGGATGCGGCCACAGGCATCACCAAAAAACTCGCCGATGGCCTGACCTGGCTGGCCACCAATCTCGACACGGTGATGCAATGGCTCAAAAAAATAGCCGAAGTGGGGCTGGCGGTGCTCATTTACCGATTGCTGCCAGCGTTGGTCACTGCTTGGCAGACCGCAGGGGCCGCAGCCATCACGGCGGCAACGGCCACCTCTGCGGCGTGGGCCACCGCAAATTTGTCGGTCACAGCAGCCATTGCCAGCGTCGGCCTGCTCAAAACTGCCTTCGCTGTGCTGGGTGCGTTCGCCGTGGGTTGGGAAATCGGCACCTGGTTGTCCGAGAAATTCGAGATCGTGCGCAAGGCTGGCATCTTCATGGTCGAAATTCTGGTCAAGGCGGTTGAGCAGTTGCAGTACCGATGGGAAGCCTTTGCAGCGATCTTTACCAGCGACACCATCGATGCAGCTACCAAGCGCCACGAGGCTCGTCTGGCTGAAATGAATGTGATCTTTGCGCAGATGTATGCGGATGCCACCAAGGGCTCAGACACAGCCAAGGCAGCCATGACCACTGCGGCCACCACGGCAGAAGAGATTGCCAAGAAGTTAGAAGCCGTGCGCCAAGGTACGCAGGAAGCGGTCGGTCGTGGAGTTGAAGCGGTTCACTCCGCAGTGGAAAAACTCAAATCCCGACTGGGTGAAGTGGAACAGACGGTCACCAAGGCCAATGGCGTGGTCACGGATGCCACCGCCAAAATGGCTGAGGCGTACAAAGGCCTGACTGCCATGGTCGAGGCCAACCTGCAAAAACAGGTTGATGCTGTGAAAACACGCTACCAGCAGGAGCAAACGGCGCTGGATTTGTCTTCAGCATCTCAGGCAACCCAGATTGCCAAATCAACCCTGCTGCTCACCGATGCACTGACCCAGCAGACCACCCTGCGGCAAAAGGCCACCACGGACACACTGAAACTCATCGATGACGAGTCCACTGCCAGGGTGGCAGCAGCGGCCAAGCAAGGCGCAACAGAAGCTGAGCGCAGCGCCAACGTCACCCGGGTCGAAAACGAGATTCTGGCGACCAAGCGCCAGTCCATGGTG